GAGCTGGAACCCTTGCGGCTGGTCGACGACGGCGATCCCGTCGGCGTCGAGATGGTGCGCGAGCTGCTGGGCGAATCGGCGATCGTAGGCCAGCTCGCGCACGCTGTACTCGTGGCACCCCTCGCGGACCGCATCCTCGACGACGTCGTAGTCGGTGACGGTGCCGGGCGTCAATTCGAGCAGCCCAGACGCCAACCAGGCGTCGTAGGGTCGCGACGATTCGGCCTCGACGGTCGCCTCGGGCAGCCAGATCCGACAGCGCAGCGCGTAATGGCCGCCGGGCAGCTCCCAGAGGATCGCCAGCGCCGACAGGTCGCTCGATTGCCCGAGGTCGAGGCCCGCATACACCGGCACGCCGACCAGCGCCGCGTCGTCGATGGCCGGGCACGCATCCCACGCCGCCAGGTCGAGTGCGCGCGTGATCGTCTTCGTCCAGATGCAGAAATTGAGCCGCCGCACGATCGACTCTTTCGGCGGCATCCCGAGCGCCTCGCGCACCTGGTCGCGCAGGTACACCGGCTGAATCGAGACGCCGAGATTCGGATTCGCCTTGACCCAGCACGCCTCGTCGACCAGCGGGTCGTCATCGTCGTCGATCGCGCAGACGTAACAAAACCAGGTATCGTTGTCGACCGTTTGCTCGAGCAGCCGCGTCGAGTAGTCGTGATGCTGCCAGCAGATCGTCGCCCGGTCGTGCCCCGCGTTGGTGATCTCGAACTGCAGCGGCTGCGATCGCGCCTTCATCCCGGCGCGCATCTTTTCCACGACCAGATCGGTCGGGTGCTCGTGCAATTCGTCGATCAGCGAAAAGTGGACGCGCTTGCCGTCCAGGCCGCGATGTTCCGAGCTGACCGGCCGGAAGAATGACGCGCCGCCGATCTGCGCGAGATTGTGCGCCGAGACGCGGATCGCGTCGCTCAGGTCGGGCGACGCGCCGACCATGCGGGTCGCGTCGAGAAACGCCAGCCGGGCCTGCTCGCGGGTCGTCGCCGCGCTGTATATCTCGGCCGCCGCTTCGCCGTCAGCCGCGAGGCCGTAGAGGCCGATCCCGGCAGCCATCGGCGTCTTGCCGTTCCCCTTGCCGACCTCGATGTAGGCGGTGCGAAACCGTCGCAGCCCGTCGGCGCTTTTCCAGCCGAACAGGCTCTGCAAGATGAACGCTTGCCAGGGCTGCACGCGAAACGGCTGCCCGGCAAACTGCCCCTCGGCCAGTCGCAGGTAGCCGAAAAAGTCGAGGATGTGCTGGGCGTCGTCGCGGTCGTACCGCAGGCCGCGCTTGTGCGCGCTGACCAGGTCGCGCAGATGGCGCTCGCACGCCAGCCGCACCCACGGGCCAGCCAGCGTCGCCCCGGTGCAGACGTCGACGGCGTAACGGGTCGCCGCCGTGTCGTCGCGTGTCGCGGCTCGCGTCAGCCACGCCGGTCGGCGGGCGCGCGTCGCCATTAGCCGGTGCGCCGACGCTTCGCGGCAAACTGCGCGAACGCGCTCACCGTCGGTGCGGGTGCGCTCGACACTTTCGCGCGGCTGGCGGGCGTCAGGCCGAGCTGGGTCGCCCATTGCCGCAACTCCGACGCGCTATGAATGGACGCAACGATCGCCGGGTGCGCCCGCTCGCGGCGATGTTCGACGCCCTTGCGATCGACCGAGATATCGTGCACGAGCGGCGTATAGCCGGGTGCCGCCTTGATCGCTTCCATCTCGACCAGATCGGAGAACGCGCTGCAGTACCCGACCAGCCCCGACAGGTCGGCGACCGTCAGGACACGCTGCGCGACCAGAATCGGCACGATCCGATCCCACTCGGCACTGGCGGCGACACGCCCCGACACGACGGTCGGCTTGTCTGGCGCGGTCACCTGATACACCGGCTCGTCGACGTTCTCCCGATCGGGTCGCAGCGTATTGTCGATCGCGTGCTGCGCCGTTGGTTTGCGTGGTCGGCCCATGATTGACCCCCTTTTGACCCTTTTTGGCGGTGCCTGCGTTGTGCCCCGGGCGGAGTCTACGCCCAAAAGCGTACACGGTTTGATCCCCCCCTGGCCGTCAGTCGCGCGTCGCTGTCCGGTCGTCCTCGCGCGTCAGGTGCCACGCGGGCGGCTGGCGAGACGTCCGGCGCGCGCGCCCCGGCTGCGGCTGGTCAGACCACCAGCAGACCGCGCAGGCACGCTTGGTCCGGCCGCCGTCGAGATAGCGATCGCACGGGCCAGCGGCGCAGCACGTCACGCCCCGCGCCCGTTCGCCTTCGAGCGCGGCGGCGGCACAATCAGCGACGCCTGCGCGCGCGGCGCGCCGCCAGCGGGCGTCGACGGCGACCCCGTGATCGGCGCGGCTGACGGCGTGGCGTCGTCGTGGCGCGCGAGGCGCTCCAAGATCGTCGCCACGCTCCGGCCGAGCGCCTGGAGCTGGGCCATGACGACGTCGAGCTGCGCGTCTATGCTGACACTCTGGGCCGCGATATCGTCGAGCTGCGCGGCGATGTCAGTGGATCGCGGCACGGCGTCAGCCGCACCCGCGTCGGTCGCCCTCGGCGCGGCCTGCGTGGCCTCGCGCCGATCGGCGAGCTGCGCCAGCGCGGCCTGCTTGGCTGCCTTCTTCCGCGCCTTGACGGCCTGCTCGTCGCCATATCGCTGCTTGGCGGTCATCACCTCGGCGAGCGGCAAGCGTACCGTGCGCGCAGACAGGTCGAGCGGACTCTTCGGCTTGATACTCGGAAACCAGCCATCGCGGATAAACCGCTCGATGATCCAGCGCCCGACGCCGACCACGTCGGCAGCGGCGCGAATGTCGAGGCGCGCATCGGCGGGCGCGGTGACGGTGCGAACGTGGCGTGGCGTGCTCGTGTCGTCTGTTACCATAACTTGCTCACTCCTGCTGTTGATCCCTCCGTACGGCGGGCCGAGGTCATACGCCTCGGCTCGCCCCGTCCGACTTACGCAAACCGATCCGGCTGCGCCGCCCGCGTCTCGGCGAGCGTCTTCCGCGCGTGGCACCGTTTGCAGAGCGGCTGCCAGTTGGCGCGCCGCCAGAAGAGCGCCTGGTCGCCCCGGTGCGGCTGGATGTGATCCAGCTCGGTCGCGCGGATCGTCAGCCCGCGACGCAGGCAGCCCGCGCAGAACGGGTGCTTCCGCAGAAACCCCGCCCGCGCCGCTTGCCACTTGCGCCCGTAGCCGCGCGCCGCCGCTGATGGTTGCCGCCGGGTCGGCACCGGGCCGCGCGCCTGGCGACACGCCGCACAGTGTCCAGGCCCACGCACCAGCGCCCGCCGACAGATCGTGCAGGGTCGCGGCAGGTAGCTCGCCATCAGCCGATCTGCTCGCAGCGCGGACAGGCCCACGGCTCGATCCCGAGCGCCTCCAGAAACCGCGCGTCGGCGTGCGTCAGGTGGAGACGGTATGAACAGCGCATCGCTGGCACACTCCTGATCCGTCGCACGCCCGACAGCCCGCCATCCCGAACCCGCCGACGCCGTCGCACGCGTCGCACTCGCGCGACCCCTCGCACGCGACGCAGACCGCGCCTGCACTGTGCCAGCGGAGCACCGCCCAGAGCACGAGCGCCGCGACGCCGACCACGAGCAGCGACAGGAGCGCCGTCAGCGCGACCCAGCCGAGTACCGTGCCGAGTGTCTCGATCATGTGTCCTCCCCGTCGCCCTCGTCGCGCACGGGCGACCCGCGCGCGGCATCCAGCCGCCGCACCTCGGCGTCGAGGCGCGCATTGCGCGTCGCCGCGCGCTCGGCCAGCACCTCGTCGGCCGCGCCGAATCGGTAGCGGTGCCCGCCGTGCGACGCGAACGCCGCCGCCAGCGCCTCGATATCCTCGGCGCGCGTCGTCCAGCCGCAGGCGTACCGCAGGCGCGCCCACCAGCCCTTAGCCAAAGACGCGCACCGACCCGCAGACCGTGCACGCCGCCACGTCGGTCGGGCGCATCCGGTGCGCCGTCACCGCGCAGGCGCGTAACGCGGTCGTCAGCGTCAGCCCCGCCTCGGCCGTCTGCCCGATACGCGGATTACGGTAGGCCGACGCCGCCTCGTCGGCGAGCCGATCCGCCCGCGCGAGCGCGTCGGCGTCGCTGCAGTTGCCCTCGCAAATGAGGCGATAGGTGCGGATCTGTCTCATCGTCCGTGCTCCTCGCTATCGCAATCCCGCAGCCGCTCGACCAGCGCCCGCACCTCGGCCGCGTCGAACGTCAACCCATACATCGCCTTGACGTCGAGCCAGCGCGCGCCATACGCGCACCCGTGGCTCGGCGGCCACCAGCGCGCCGGGTCGCGGTCGCCCTTACTCCGGTTCACGCCTGACGCCGTCAGCGCCAGGTTGCGCGCGTCGATGGCGAACGCCTGCCGGGTCGCCGAGTCCCACGCCGCCGCGCCCGATCGATGGGCTTCGGCGAGTGCGACGACGTGGTCGACGTCCAACGCTGCCGCCTCGCGAATGGTCGAGCCGGTGAGGGAATCGCGCCAGACGCCGCCGACGACCCGGCACGCGCGCGCCGTCGCGAACGTGACCGGCTCCTGACTGCGCGCGATCAGCAGCTCGGCGCGCAGGTTCTGGCAGTCGCCGTCGGCATCGGGCCAGCGGCTGAGATAGTCGGCGCGGTCGTACGTTGCGCGATCGACGAGCACGACGGCGGCGCTCGCCAGCGTCGCCGCGACCGTGACCGAGATAAGTGCGCCGCGCGTGCCGATCATGTCCTCCCTCGCGCCCTCAGACGCCGCCGCCAGCGCGACAGATATTGCTCGCCCGTCAGGCCGCTCGCATCCTCGCAGCCCGTCGCGCACCCCGCGCAGCCCGCACAGTCGCCATGCACGCTCTCCCAGCCCAGTGTCCAGAAACGCGCCGTCGCGCCCGTGTCCGGATTCGCCCAGCGCGGATCGCCGCGCCGCGCCGCGCGTGCGCCACGGGTGCGCCCACTCGCATGACGCTGGTTCGCGTTCATCGCCGATCGCGTACGCGGCCCGCCCGCGAGGCCGTCGCGGGTGCGCGCGATTACATAGGCGCGCCGCATTCGTCCCGCGGTTCGCCATGCAGCGCGACCCAGTCAGCCCAGCGCAGGATCACGAGCGCCTTCCGGCGCGGGCGGTGCGGCTGGTTCAGCACGACCACGCCGATCCGCTGGCTGGTCGCCGCCGTCTGGCAGATGCCGTCAAGCCAGGTCATGAGGTAGCCCGGCACGGTCGAGCGAACCTTGAGCTGATACGCAAACAGGCCAGCGACAAAATCCGCGCCATGTCGCTCGCCCGTGACCGGAATCCGCTCGGTCCCGACGTCGCGCGCGTGGGCGCGCTCGCTTTGTTTCCACCCTCTATCCAAAACTGGCCGCCGCCTTCCTCGTCGCTGACGCCTCGACGCGCAATCCATCACCGAGCTGGCGCTGCCGAAACGCCGCGCGCTCGGGCTGCCAGATCAATTCGATCGTGGGCGTCGGCCCGTTGCGGTTTTTGCCGACCTTGACGATCGCATCGCCCGCCGCCGCCGCCTCGTCGTGCACCGCGTGCCGATACAGCAGCCAGACCTGGTCGGCGTCCTGCTCCAGCGAACCGGAGTCGCGCAGGTCGGACAGTTGCGGGATCTTGTCGGTGCGCTGCTCGGGTGCCCGGCTCAGTTGCGACAGCGCGAGCACCGCGACCCCGGCGTCGTGCGCGACCGCCTTGAGGCCGCGCGACAGCGCGCCGACTTCCTGCACCCGATTGCCGTAGTCGCGCGCCCAGGCGGGCGGGCGCAGTAGGCCGAGATAGTCGACGACGACCAGCGCGCCCGGGTGCGCGCGGGCCGCGCGCCGCACGTCGGCCAGTCCGATCGCGGGTGCGTCGATCAGCCGCAGCGGTACGGCGTGGAGCGCGTCGCTCGCCCCGCGTATCCGCTCGAACGTCGCGTCATCGATCGCGTGCGCGTCGTCGCGGTGCATCAGCCGCGACAGATCCGCCTCCGCCTCGACCGCGAGCCAGCGCAGCGCCATCACGCGCGCCGCCATTTCGAGCGAGAAAAACACAACCGGCACGCCGGATCGCGCGACCGCGAGCGCCACGGTGAGCGCGAAGGAGGTCTTGCCGACTGACGGGCGGGCCGCGAGCAGGACCAGCTCGCCCGGCGTCAGCCCGCAGCCCTGGCGGTCGAGTCCCTCGAACCCGGTCGGCAGGGCGTGCGTCGGCTCGTCGAGCTGCGGCACCGTCGCGTCGAGCACGTCGCCGAGCGTCTGCCCCCGCGCGACGGCGCGCGCCTCGACGATCGCCGTCGCGCCGTCGATCAGCTCGTGGGCCGCGCTGGCCGCCCCGTCGGTCGTCGCCAGCGATCCCGCCACGTCACTACAGAGCGCCTGCAGGGTGCGCCGCTCGGTCAGATCGATCAGCCGGTCGGCGGCGTCGCGCAGGTCGAAGCGTCGCGGGATGCCGTCGGCAAGCGCGGCGATCTGCGCCACGCTCATCGCGTCAGCGTGCCCGGTTGACGCGAGCGCCTGCGACACGGCGAACGGGTGCACCGTCTCGCCACGCGCCCCGAGAGCGCAGGCCGCCGACCAGGTGCGCTGATAGGCGAGCCGATAAAAGTCGCGCTCCGCGAGCACGTCGCGCACCTCGTCGATCGCGCCTGCGTCAACCAGCAGCGCGCCGAGGACCGCCCGTTCGAGGTCGAGATTGTGCGGGATATCCATCACGCGCCCGCCTTGATCTGTAGGCGTTTCGCAATCTCGGGCGCGAAGATCGTCAGCTTGCTAATCGTGCGCGCAGAATCTTTGATCAGGTCGTGGCCGTCGCCGTTAATGCTGAGAAACGTTTCCGCGACGCGGTCGAGCTGCTCGTCGGTGTAGGCCGCGACCAGCGTGCGCGCCGAGTCGAGATCCCGATCCTCGACGGCGCGGCTCGGCGTGTAGGCGACGCCGTCCTGGTGCCGGGGGTAGAGCGTCCAGCGAAACCGCTGGCAGAACGCCCCGGCACGCTGGTCGAGGTCGTCGCGTTGATCGCGTTGATCGCGTTGTACCGCGTTGGTACTACTAGAGGCCAGAGGCCAGCGCGCGCCCGCGATCGCGCTCGCGCGAGGCTTAAGGCTACCCTTAACCTGACCCTTAACCCCCCCCTTAACCTGACCCTGAACCCC